CTGTCATCCAAACAGCCAACGCACCAGCAACCGAGCTTCTCGCCCATGATGCCAACATTGCTTTTGCTTGCTCCATTATGTTCCTCCTTTGGGTCTTTCTGGTAGATCACCAGAAAATGAGACATAAGCCGGTCGGCCATATCCCACAACAAATGACCGCGCTCCCAAGGTGCGTGATTTGACCATCACTTCACCGCCGTTTCTTTGATCTCCAGCTCCCGATGTGTTGCCTTCAATCGTCACAATTTGTTTCTCCGATACCCGGATCACTAAGCCGATGTGATTGATTGTAACCTTGTCATCAATAACAAAATCAAAAAACACAAAATCACCAATCTTAGGTGATTCATGCCATTGCTTGTTTTTACTAAATGCCAAAGCTCCGGCTTTAGTGCTTACTACATTTGGCACTTTAACACCAGCTTCATTTGCGCACCAATTCAGAAATGACCCACACCATTGCAGCTTGTCGGCGTTCATGTATTTGCCATACTTTGTCTCATTGTTGCCAGTTTCAGCTACGCCCACTTCAGCGAGTGCGACCTGAATTAAACGAGGCAATGTGCCTTGAGCAAATAACATTTACAACCCCAAAGCAGTTTTAAGATCATCAATCGTTAAACCAACGCTACCAAGTTTTTGGATAATTGTTGGCTCAGGTGCAATAGTTGTACCATTGTGCGCTGCCACTATTGGCGTTGCTTTGGCTGTGTCTGCCTCTGCAATATCTAGCCAAAAAATGCCATTACCGTCAATTAAAGGAGGCTCTGTAATACTTACACCGCCATCATTAAGTTGTTGCAGTAATTCTGTGCCGTTTAAGTTTGTTGGTTTATTAAATGTGATCATAATTATGCTCCTAAATATGTGCATTGAAAGAAAGTTAAGCCTCGGCCTAGATTGCTGCCGCCGTAATCATCTCCTGCAAGAAAAAGATTTCCGCCGCTGTTTTGATAGCCTGTTAATTCAAAATAATCAGCAACGGCTGCATCTACGACAATGCTTAGTTGTGAGCCAACCTCGGCTGCGGCACTACCTGGGTTTGCGCTGCTGGCTGAGCTTAATCCTGTGCGCGAGCCATTAAAAGTTAGCCATAAAACTCTTTTACCTGTCGCATTTGCATCAAAATAAGTCTGCGCGGTAAATAAATACTTGCCAGCCTTACCTGCTGGAATTGTAATTCTTGATGTGTTAGTGACAGTGCTATGGAATCCATCTGTATCAAATTGCTCTCCGCTAAATGTAAGAATAGTTTGTGTATTATTTGCAAGGTCATAACCCGATGAGTCAATAAAAGCATAACATCCAACAAATGTGCTGCCACTTGCTGGTGTTGCGTACTTTAAACCAGTTGCTTCGGCACTATCGACTGTCAAAACCATCCCATTGGTTGCGCCAACGGCCAGACGACTAAATGCATCCGCACCTGTTCCCACAACAAGATCGCCTTTTGCATCAATAGCTGTTGCCATTGAATTTGTTATTGTGACGGCACCTGATGTGCCACCACCTGAAATGCCTGTGCCGGCGGTCACAGCTGTAATGTCACCCACATCATTTGTGATCCACACAAAATCCATGTTGGTTGCTGAGTTTTTTGCAAGAATTTGGCCTGATGTGCCACCTAGTAAATCGGCCATGGCTGTATCAACAGCTTGACCAAAAACCTCAAAATCGGCTGGCAAATCCGTGACCAAATCTGTGGCGGTTGGCATTTGCCATCCATAATTGCTCGTTGGATTACTCATGTTTCCTCCTTACGCTACGACTAACGCTTCAGCCCAATTTAGGCTTCCGCTGATTGTATTCCATGCTTCTAAAACTGAGACATCCTCCCATTGCATGGCTTGCAATGAAAATGCCAATGGTGAAATTATTGCCGTGACTGACACGGAATTGTAGGAGGCACGCCATGACCAGCCTTCAACAAATCCAAGATATGTGCCTGATGCCATATTGAGCGGCAAATCTGTAATGCGTAATGGCAAACCCATAAAAATGTTGATTAAAGCATCACGGTCAGCATCATCAATTTCTGAGTTTGTCAGCTCAAATGTAATTTGATTGAAATTGGCCTGTGGGTACGATCTGAGAGTAAGATAAAATGCTGCCTGACTGTCGGCATCGGCTTGATGCTTAATGGTTGTTGTGATGATTTGAGCCAACCGGCCAAATGAAGCGACCGATGCTGCATCGGTATCTGTAACCTCCGATGACGAATTGGTGCCATATTTGATGACAATTTCGTTTCGAATGTCACCAACTCGAGTTTGCACAAAGAGTGAATTGGCTATTGCTTGAGCTGCCGATACATCGGTGTAACCATTGGTGGCCAAATATATTGAGCGATGGTCTGCCGAGGCATAAGAAATTAAGCCTTGAGCATCCTCATACAAATAGCCCAATCCCGATGTTGCCAAAGCTGCAACCAATGAATACACATCAATTGTGGATGATGATCTAGCTGCCAATTCATAGCTGCCGGGTGTGTCAATTTCGCCCAATCCGCTGTTTTCCGCGTTTTGCCATTGCTCAGTTGGATCATAGGTAGCCCATGTGAGAGCTGCTGGCACCTCATTCCATGAGTTAATAAGCAAATCTGTGAGGATAGTCAAAATCTGATCCCCATCAAAATCTTGTGTAAGCACGCCATCGGTCAATGCTTTTGGCAATCTGGACAAAGCTCCCAGAGCTGTAATATTTATTGATTGGCTGATGCCAACAACACCTGATGCAGCTATTCCAATGCCAAAATCAACGACTGTGCCGCCAAAAATCGGCACAAATGTAGCTGTGGAATCCTGCAATTCGATAGTCACCGCATCATTGATTTCAATGTCAATAACAGATTGATCCAAATTGATTAGCTCGAGGCTCACATATCCGGCATTCGCTTGCTCATAAATGTTTGTGCGGCCGGATGTAATAGAAAGATTTGCCAAAACATAATTTGTGTATTGAATGCCGCCAATTGTTACACGCCAAATTGGATTAAAAATTGTCATAAATAAACCAAATTGGCTGCGCCGTTTGTTCCTCTAAAAGTTGAATTGTTGAGTGCATCTGAAACTGCTCGGGCAAAACCTTCCTCATCAATCACCGATGCAGCATTGACATTAATTACAACCTGTTCAGCTGTTGTAAGGCCACCTGTTGCAGCTGTGCGTGCAGCAGCGGCGGTTGCGCGTGCATCTCTCAACCTTGCTGTTTCAGCCTTTAATTCCTCACGCCTTAAAATGGCAGCTTGCATAGCTGGTGAATAGGCATCAAGCGGTGCGCCTGTAAATGTCGGTGAATCGGCTGATGGGTTAAATACTCCACCGCTAGGCCCAAAACCGGAGCTTGTTCCTGCTCCTGTGTCAGCTGTTGATCCTGCATCAAAGCCTGTGCCAGCCTTTAAAGATTTGTCATTGGAATCGCCAAAGAAAAACCGAGTGACCGGGTTATCTTTAACAAAATTCACAAATTCTTTAATTTTGGTAACTGTGCTCGAAATGAATCCAACAAGCTTTGAAAAGCCTGTAACCAACCCACCTACGAGTGTGCCAATAGTTTCAAGAGCTAGTTTGAAAGTACCGCCCAAAAGTGGAGCAAGATACTTCTTAATGAAATCCCACACCTTTTCGAGCGCATTATAGAATGGCTGCAATTCTGCAGAATTCTCTGAAAGTGCAGTTTTGATTTTATCAAATGCAGATTTCAATCCAGCAAGAATTGGCCCAACAACAGAGCCAATTGCCGGTATAACTTCGTTGTATAGAAATCTCCACCATGATGTCAGAATTGGCAAAACATCCTCACGAATAACCTTGCCGATAGTTTCAAATGCGGGGCCTAAACTTTTGCCTAAATTCTCAGCAACATTTGAAATTGCTGGCACTACTTTGTTAACAAAGCCTTCCACCAAAGGTGTGAGTGCGGTTAGCACATACGATCCAACAGTTTCTTTAGCTTCATCAAATGCCACATTAAGACGAGCCATTTTGCCGGCAAATGTGTCGGCTTGCTTTGATGCCTGACCTTCAAATGTACCTGCCAATTTAGCTGTGATTTGCTCAAATGACATGGTTTTAAGATCGGCTGCACTTATGCCAACGCCTAGTTTGCCAAGTGCGGTGTTCTGACCTTCAGCAGCTTTCGCAAGCGCATTTGACACAGCCTCCAAAGATTTGCCTGAACCGGCTGAAATATCCAATGCAATGGCTTGCAGTCTTTGAGCTTCCTCAACATTTTTTGTGCTTCTCAATAGGCGATCTAGCGATGGCCTTAATTCATCATCGGTTTTGCCGGTCAATAAAGATGTTTTGAGAATTTGCGCTTCAACAGCTTTGATTTGAGCATTTGTGGCACCGGTGACATTTTCCAATGTTGTGGCCAATTTTGTTTGTGCAGCCTCATCAGCAATAGCAGATTTAACACCATCAATAAGCAATTTGCCAGCATAGGCCGCTGCTGCCACACCAGCTGCCGCAAATGCCACACCAGCTTTCTTGCTAAAATCACCTAGCTTTGATCCAAATCCTTGAACCTCTTTTGTGCCGGTGTCAAGGCTTTTTTTTAGCTGGTCAATATCGCCAAGAATTGAGAGCTTAAGTGTTCTACTTTGTCCGGCCATCACCACTCCTTCAAAATCTTAGTAAATGCAGTCTCCCATTGAGCAATAATATGCGGTTGCTCGGCACGCAAAGTCGGATATATAAAATATCCTGCTGATCCACCATTGGTGCCGCGACCTGACCAAATTGGAAATTGCTTAAATTTTGTTGATCCAAATTCATAGCCGCCCCAAAGCTGCTGAGTTGTACCGCCACCGCTAAATTTCTGCGATACAAAGCCAAATGATAATTCACCAATCTTTGATGATTTGCTTACGCGTGAGCCTTGAGCAATGCGTGATGCGGCTTTATTTGGCCGACCACCAGCCGTTGTGATAATTTTGGATTGCAGATAAGTAGCCAATCCATTTGAAACGCCTTTGGCCTGTGACACAGCTGCTTCATCCATAGCTTTAAAAGCTTTAACAATGCCGCGCAAATCAGCCTTGTCATAACTAATTGCATCAGTTGCCATCTCTTGTCCTTAGAATCTCAAAAACAGTTAAAACATCCTCGGCCGTTTGAAACTCTGATCGTGACAATCCGGTTGTGATAGCCAATTCCCAAAGAATCCGGTTTATTGATCCGGATTCGTAACTTTTGGGTTTTCGGTTTCCCCCATGCTGATGTCAGTCACAGTTTCGCACCACACTTCAAACGGCTTGACAGGTTTT